GTTCCTGTAGCCCAATTAGTAAGAGCAGAAAACATCTGAGATTCAGCATGTACACGGGGAATATATTTAGATCGACGAGAACATTTGACGCAAACACCCCTAGAGTCAGTCCTCTTGACAAGGGAACAACACTTGGGACACATGGTATGAAAATAACCTACGTTGTTAGGGTTGAGTAAGCACTGTTTCCAAGTATGGCCGTGATGGTTTTCACGGTGGATCGTAGATAAAGATTTGCCTTGAGGTTCGGCTTTGAACCATTTTTGTCCCCAGAATTCGGGACAATTTGCAGCTGCGATGATTGCATAATCATCGGGCTTGTAGGCTGATCGTCTAAGGCGATCGCCTCGAGCATCAGTGGAGGTAGAGACCCAACAAGAAGGAGGAGTGATACCATCGACTTTAGCTTCAATGCTACAAAGAACAGAATCATAAGAGCGCAGAAGATGACGAGAATCACCATAAAGAAATTCCAACTCTCGAAGAGCATGAAGTTCATCAAAAACCAAATGTAGAGGAGTTGGATCATAAATGAGAGCCTTCTCCACGTCACAAAAGAATTCTGCTTGAGGGCATTCACAATTGGGTTCAGGAGGAGAATCAACGGAGAAGTCGTAGATCGTAGCGTGAGAAATGAAGTAATCAATTGGACAATGATGTCCATCAAAAAGTTGAATCCATACGTCACATTTGACGCAATAGTAGAACCAAAGAGAAGAGTTGTCGGCAGAAGCAAGAGAACGAGCATAATAGAGATTGGAGGTGAAAGAACATTCACGAGCAGGACACAGTATAGAATACTGAGTACCACGTTTCATATTTTTTGCAAGGTATTTTTCACTTCGAGACACGAGAGTAAATTCGCTTTGTTGACGCACAGTGATCACTTCTTTAATTGTAGCCATTGTGGAATTCAAAATTTGATAAAGACATGTTTTGTAAATTTCAGATATGCTCAAACAATGAAAAACATATCCTAGTGCATTAACGGGAGCACTATATAAAATAATCTCTCTCCACACTAAGGTGCGGCATGAACTAGCAAATAGTCGCTTGATCTAGTTCAAAATTATTGCTGACTAGGCCGAGATTAAAATATAACACGAGAAACGATATTACAAGATTTACTAAAGATGGATAGGCTTTAAAACAAGTCACGACCGAAATGATCAGGTATGCGCTAGCATAACTCCGAAAATGGACACGATAACCCATTTAAAAGATTCTCGCAGCAGTTCAATCAAATAAACCGAAACATAAGCTTAAAGAGCTTACAAAGAGAACATATTTTTGTATTTTTGATTTTATATAAAACATTCACACAAGTAAGAGAAAGTAAGAGAAACTAATCAGATAACTAATAGAAGAAGATTAAATAAACATACATAAATAAAATAAAACAAAATAAATAAAACAGGATTTTTCTTGGGAGGTTGAATCGAAAAAAGATGTTTTGAAGATAACATTGTTGTAGAAGGTAAGGATGCAGCAAGCGACATCCAAACGTCCCAATGGAGGAAGTTATCGCACAGCAAGCGGTTTGACACTTTCCCACAGAAGCACGAAAGATCACTCAGAAGCAAGCGTCTGAATGACG